AACCTGAGAAGAAGATGGAAGCCGATATGATGGCACCAGAGTCAAAGAAAACCATGGAAGCCGACAACGCTGAGTTCGGCGCAAAAGCCGCTGAAATCATCGGCGGCGAAGGCGATACCTCCAGCAAGGTAAAAGCCCTGGTGGAACTCGTTGACGCCATGTACGGCCAATCTGACGATTCCGAAATTGACGAACAGGAAGAAGTTCCATCCGAAGAACCTTCAGAAGATGACGAAAAAAAGGCCATGGAAGGCGATGGCTATGGAGCGGACGCCAAAAAGAAGGACGAGAAAAACGACAAAAAGTCCATGGAAAGCCGGGCATATGTCGCAAAGCTTGTCCACGAAGCTGGCATCACTCTAACAGAATCGCTTGTTTCTGATTTGGCACTGTTGCCAAAAGAAGCGGCTCAACGACAAGTCCGTAGGATTGCATTGGCTCAAAAGTCAAGCAAGCCAAAATCATCCGGCTACATTGCTCCAATCGCGGAATCAAAGATTCCCGCTGGATCAGATATGTTCGCATGGTTGCGTTCCTAACATAATTATTTAAGGAGTTTTGAAATGGGATCGACTTTTGGCGGATCTAAGTTTGTTCTCCCCGGACCGGTTGTCACAACCGTTCTTAACGTGCCAGCCAGCACAACCATTTCCATCGGCGATCTGTTGTATTGGAATGGTACTGCGGCTGTTCCATTGTCGGCCGCTACCGGTTCTGGTACTGCGCTGATCGATCAGGCCACGATCGCCGCATCATTTGTCGGCGCATCGCAACAAGGTCGTATTTCGGCCCAAACGACAACCGGTTATCCGGACTTTCCAATCACCGGTATCGTGATTGCAACCGACGTAATTTACGAAGCCGATTGCGCCAGCGCAACTTTTGAAGTTGGCGATCTGGTAGGCGTGGTATCTTCAGGTGCGGCAGCCGTTGGCGCTATTAGTGATCAAGCGGTTGTTGCTGTTTCGCAACCTAACCTTGCAATTGGTTATGTTGTTCAAAAATATTCCAGCGCAACAACTACGGTACGCGTTCGGTTGCTAGGCAAAAATCAAATTGCTTTTGCCAATCCAAACGTCCGCGCTTTGGGCCAAGCTCAAATTGTTGGCCCTGGTACTTTGGCCGCTGGTGCCGCAACTACGCTTACCGTTGGATCTGCGACGATCCAAGTCGGCACTCCAACGGCTGGCCGTGATGTGAACTTGCCAGCCGTGGCGTCATCTAAAGGCCTTGTGTTCTACATTGTGAACACTGCGGCCGCTACCCATGCTTTTACGGTGAAGAACGTTGGCGGAACGACCATCGGATCAGTTGCGGCGACCAAAACCGGGATCTTTTTCTGCGACGGCGCGGCATGGTATGCGACAATCGGATCGTAACAACAAAATCACAAGGGGGAATTTGAAATGATTAATGTTATCAAGATGCGCGACTTGTTCGAGTCGCGAGTTAAGCAAAGTAACGGCCGCTGGCGTTTCCTAACAGAAATGCGTCAAGGCCTTGGCTTGTGCGATGCCAACGGTTCAGATCATCGGGACATGGCTGGAAACCGCGTTCTCAAGGATCGCCATTTGCGCGCCGAAAACTTCAGCCTTGCCGAATTGGCTGAGGCTATCGTTGGCCCAACGTGGCGCACCTTGTTCAACCCGGATAGCCGGGAAATGGGACGCTATACCACGGCTCGATCGCTGGTTGAAGCTGGCACCGATAGCCGGTCACTGATCGAATCTGGTATCGGCGTGGATCCTACCGCGTTTTTGAACATCAACACGTTTACCAGCGTTGTTGGCGGATTGGTCGAGGTAAAAATCCTCGAGGCCTTCAAGAATCCAGTTTTCATCGGTGACACGATTTGTCCAGCCGAACCGACAAAACTGAACGGTCAAAAGGTTATTGGCGTGAACCGCATTGGCGACAAGGCCAAAAAGCGTTTGCCAGGTGAATCTCACACGCGCGCTCAATTCAACGAGCGTTATGTGACGACTCCAGAAACCCGCGAAAACGCGTTGGCCGTTGACGTGTACAAAGAGACTGTGTTTTTCGACCTTACCGGCGATATTCTCAATGTCGCGGCTAGCGTGGGCGAAGAACTCGGTTATCGTCGTGAACTGGAGATCCTCGGACTTGTGACCGGCGCTCAGAATAGCTTTAACTATTCTGGCACGGCCTATAACACCTACTCAACCACGTTGAACGCTGTTGGCTACCTGAACGATCTTTCCAATCCTCTTACGGACTGGACCGCTCTTCAGGCCGATATGCTAAGATTTGCGCGTATGCAAGATCCGGGCACTGGCAAGCGTATCCTGATCACTCCGGATACGATTCTGGTGAATCCCGCCAAAATCGCAACCGCAAATTTGATCATCGCCGCTACCAGCACGGAACGCCGAACGGGCGCTGGCGCTTCTCCTGCACAAACAACCAGCAACCCGCTTAACATTAGTGTTACCGGTAGCAACCCTTACTCCGGCCAATTCCAGATCCTTTCCAGCCCATTGCTTGAACAGGTTTGTACTGCGGCCGCAGTTGATGGCGGTTTGGCTCTTAGCCAGGCTAACGCCGACGAATATTGGTGGATGCTCCAATCTGGCAAGTCGTTCCGCTACATGCAGAACTACCCGCTATCGGTTGCTCAAAGCGCACCTAACCAGTATGAAATGCTCGACAAGGGCATTGTCGCCAGCTACTTCGCCAACGAACGCGGTATCCCTAGCGTGTGGAGCCCATGGCACATTGTCCGTAACACCAACTGATTCTTGTAACAAAAATGGAGTGACCTGATGTCAAAATTGAGTGGCATCACGCAAAAGCCTGCCACAGCGCAGGCTTTTGGCGTGTTCAAAGTAAGTTATCCGCTTTGTCCGACATTGCACGTTGAAGCGAGAGACGAAAACGACGCGGCTCAAAAGTACCGCGATTATTATGATCTTCACCGATGCCGGAATCCAAAAGTGGAGCGCGCTAATGGCGGCCGTTGACGATTTGAACACGGCGATCAATCAAGTCGCCGCGACAATCAAGGATATCACGCTCAATCCAAAACCGGATTATAGCGTGAATGGCCAGTCGGTATCGTGGGCGTCATATTTGTCGATGCTCACCGATCAAATAACAAAACTACAACAAGCGCAACAATCCCTTGCTGGACCGTATCAGCGCATATCTAGGATGCGTCCATGAAAACAGCAATCATCGATACGGCTACCTCTGGCGATAATGTTATTTTGACTGGAATTCCCGGCAAGCGTTTTCGTGTTTATGCTTACATTTTGTTTTCTGCGGCCAGCAATTATTTTATTTGGAAGTCGGGCACTACCGCATTAAGCGGACAATTGCATATGTCAGCTAGTAGCAGCGCGGCAATTCACTTAGGCGACAATTGGCCAGCCGGGGGGATGCCGGTATTGCAAACGGGAGTTGGTGAGGATCTTATTCTATATCTGAATGGTTCTCACGTTGCGGGCGGACATCTTACCTATGGCGAGGTTGCCGTTTAATGGCCTCAATTGGCGTAGGCGTGGCGCAAGCGTTAGCACGTAGTGCTGGCGGTCCCGCACGCGGATTAACACGCTTGCAGGCCCAAAATCTGTTGCGCGCGGCCGCATTTTTTATCGAGGAACACAAACGCCGATTAAGTAAGCCAGTCGGCGCAATCCGCGTGAATCGATTGCGTCGTGATGGCTCGACAAAAACTGTGCAGGTTGTGCAACGATCAATGCCAGGTGAATACCCGCGCAAGGATACTGGCAACTTGCAAAACAATGTTGCAATGACAAAAAAGTCGATCGAGGACGTTATGAGGGAAGGTAAGATCCGCGTAGGGTTGCGCAAAAGAGCCTTTTACGGCGCATACCTTGAAGTCGTTTACGCTCGATTAGGATTGAGCCAGACATTACGTGATCTTATGCCACAACTGGCGGCACTTTCGGGACTGCCATTACGATATAATGTAATTAGATTGGGAGATGTTTGACCGTGGCAACATTTAATAAGTATTATTGTTTTGTTGAGAACCTTGCCGAAAAGGTTCACAATTTGCAAAGCGATACGCTTAAAGTTGCGCTAACAAATACAGCGCCAGCCGCAACAGATACGGTATGGAATACAACCGTATACCCTGCACCAGTAGCCGCAAACGGTTATACGGCTGGCGGTAACACGTTGACCGTGACAAGTTCGTCGCAAACAACCGGCACGTACAAGCTGGTACTGGCTGATTCATTGTTTGTCGCGTCGGGTGGCACGATTGGACCATTTCGCTATGTGGTTCTTTACAACTCGACGGCAAGCAATTCCGTGATTGGATATTACGATTATGGATCATCGATCACGCTAGCCGATACCGAAACCTTTACTATCGACTTTGATCTTTCTAACGGAGTTTTAACGCTGGCATGACAATCAAAACGCACATTGAGACGATGCAACAATTGCTGTTAAAACTCGACGTGAATTGGGCAGCAACAGACGGAAAGATTAAAATTACGTGGTTGTCTATGGTTGGAAAGATGGCCGCAGAGTTGGAACTAGTTGCAATGACAGAGTCTAGCGTATTGGAACCGATCAAACATGGAGATCAAGCGCAAGCTTATTTGGACAAACAAAAGGTAAAGAAATTTGAATCGTCCGAATACAACCCGTGTTAATAAGGAATGAACTATGAAATTTGCAGCTATCAACGCAAGCGCCAGCGGCGGTAACACAATTGTTGCGGCTGTTACCGGTAAACGCATTCGAGTCGTTTCCTATGTGATCGTTGCGGCGGGTTCCGTTACGGCAACATGGCAATCGGCATCGACGGCACTATCGGGCCCGATGAGCCTTGCGGCTTCGGGCGGCGCGTCAGCGTCAATCGGAATCATGGCTCCCGGCGGCGCGTATGGCCTATTTCAAACGGAATCTGGCGAAGCCCTGAACCTAAGCTTAGGCGGCGCGGTAAACGTGGCCGGTCATTTGTGTTATTTGGAAGTCAGCGTATAATTGGCATTTAAGTGGAGGAATTGTTATGGCAGATATTCCAGCGACAACGCCAATTGTTACGCCAGCCGTACCAGCGCAGACTTTCCCGTTATGGGTTGTCGAGTCGTTAGTTTTCAATGGTAACGGAATCGAGCAACCGTTAACGGCGGAAGCATGGTTTCGATCGGCACGGCGCGACGCGGCAAGCCCTACCGGCTGGATTCTTGGAGACCAGCGGCGCAATTATCACATAGCAGACGTGTGGGCGCTTGCCGGTACTGATTCTGACGTAGCGTCAACCATGACGGATATTATCGCAACGCTTACCAGATTAGCTACAAACGCCGGTGTATTATGAGTCTACCATTATTGGGAGTCGGGCCTTCAGCGCCAACATCATCAGGCCCAACCAATGGTCTGCTCTGGCAAGGTGCGACTGACTTTTTGATATTCGACGGCTCGACAGATTACATTATCTGGCAGTGAGGTAGACAATGCCTAGCAAGCGGATTGACGAACTAGACGCGCGCACCGTGGCAGATACTGACTTGTTGCCTGTCACGCCGAGTGGTGGACCATCGGGTAGGGCAACCGTGGCGGCTATTGTCGCTGAAGGGCTGTCTCAGCCTAATAGCGCATCGGCTGGGGCTGGGGCAAGCATCACGATTAAAGCGGCTGACGGGGTTACAAGCGGAGCTGGTGGCAGTATTACCATTCAGCCTGGGGCGCAGGCTACCACGGGTGGGCCTGGTAAAGTTGTGATCGATACGCTGACCGTGGGACGTGGTAAAACTGGATTAACTGAAAATACTGCTGTAGGGGTTAACGCATTAGCTGCTGTTACTAGTGGTGATCAGAATGTGACCGTGGGCTACAATGCGGGCAAAGCAATAACTACAGGTACTCTGAACGTAGGTGTCGGGTCATCGGCTTTTCAATCAGCAAACACGGGATCTAGCAATACAGCAGTAGGATTTTCTTCCCTAGGCAACTTGACTACTGGCACCGTAAATTCTTGTTTCGGAAGAGGTTCTGGAGGTTCATTAAATAGTAGTGGAAACACCTTTATAGGTGCTTTTTCAGGAGGCAATACCAGCTCAGGAGGGGATAATACAGCAATCGGTTATAATGCTGCCGTATCAAATACAACCGGAAGCAATTTAGTTGCCATCGGCCATACTGCTGGTCAATATCATGCCAACGGTAGTACCTCTTTAACCACAGCAGCAAACAGTATTTATATTGGGTATCAAGTTCGTGGGTTTAACAACTCCGATTCCAACAGTATTGTGATTGGTTATCAAGCTATTGGCGAGGGTGCAAATACAGTCGTCATCGGCAACTCGTCCACGGTGCAGCAGCATTTTTACGCGACTCGATACATTAAAACTGAAGGGTCGATGGTGTTCGCATCCTCGACACCGGCAGCCATCACAGCTAATCAAAACGACTATGTCCTCACCGGCTCCGCATTCCAGCGGCTCAACTGCACAACGGCTAGCGACATCACCGGCATTGCTCCACCGACTGGCGGGTCTCATGTCGATGGGCGCATGATTAGGCTCGTCAGTGTGGGTACGGCAACGGTGACGCTTAAGCATAATGACGCAGCAAGCACATCGGCTAACAGAATGTATCTGCACGCGGGCAACCACGCAGCGCTGACCGTGAATGAGTGGGCCGATCTGGTTTACGATTCGACTGATAATGGATCGGGTGCAGCTGGGTGGCGTGTTGTGCATTATGCTTAATGAGGTGCACTAATGATCGCAATCATCTGGCTCATGCTGGCCGCGCCACCGTGCCCGACATGACCATCGTCTGCTCCTCAGGTGCGGCGGTACGTCGCGCCAGTGAGGAGGCCAGCGCCGAGGCCAATACCAAAGCCAGCGCCAAAACCAAAACCCGTTTTTAATTGGAAGGACGTTTAATGACGTTATCGTGGTCTCCAGCAAACGATCATTTAATCGTCGATGGTCTGGAGAC